AACGTAGTGACAAACGAGCACTATATTGGCATTACAGTATGCGGTAGCCAAGTCAATCGTGCACTTAAAATACGCTGGCAAAAGCATGTTCGCCGCGCCGTAACAGAGAACAAGTCGTGGGCTTTATGCAACAGCATTAGGTCGCATGGTGCCGACGCTCATGTTATACTATTGGTTGATGTAGTGCGCGGACGCAAACCCGCACATGCCGCAGAGAGAGAAATTGTAAACAGTTGTAATCCTGCACTTAACACGCACTAGGAGTTAGTTATGCTTACAATAGAGAAAGACAACAAAGAGGCCCCTAACAAATGGTGGGCTGCTCAAGATGCTAGAATGCGTAGTATTGCTAACAAAAGTCGTTGGGATACGAAAACGCATCGCAAAGTAGACGCCATGATGGCGGTACTTGACACACTTTATAGCGGTAGAATTTATGACGCCTATAGAGCACGTAGTGTTGCAATTAAAATTGACAAGCCTCAAGTTCGAGATCGCAAATGGCTCGCCGTAATGGAAGCAGATTGGGAAGCTGAGGGCATTTATAAAACTAAGACCCCTCAGGGCGTACTATATCAAGTTAGAAAAGTTGTAAAATAACAACAGGTTGACCGCCCAGACCAATTTTGCTATACTAACGGTACACTGAAACAACGGAGATTGAAATGGCATACAAAGGTTTTTATCGTGCTGCTCGTGTTGTTACCCCTGACGCTGCTCAGGAACCCCAAGTTCAGGCTCTGCGTAATGCTATGAGCGCAATGGCTGCTCGTGACGCAGAGTTCGCTGGCAGCTTAGTCAGCAACTTCTATCGTTTTGGTCGTCTCAGCGACAAGCAATTGGCTTGGGTTGATACGCTTACTCAGCGTGTTACTAACCCTGCTCCTGTTGCACCTGCCGCTTTACAAGTCAACGTTCAGCGCATCCAAGCCATGTTTGATCGTGCTGCACAGACTCTCAAGCGTATTAAGGTCAAGCTCCAGTCAGTAGAGGGCCAGCCTGTTGCGTTTGGTCGTGCTGGCGCCGCTAGCAAGTACGCTGGTCAAATTCTTGTAACAGACGGTGGTCCGTTTGGTGCTAATCGGTACTTTGGTCGGATTGATGCCAACGGTGACTTCCATGCTACTAGACAAGCCAACGCCGATGTTGTATCATTAGTACAAGAGTTTGCCGCAGAGCCCGAGGCTACTGCTGGCAAGTATGGACGTTTGACTGGTGCTTGCAGTTTTTGCAACCACGGTCTCAAAGATAGTCGCAGCACTGAATTGGGTTATGGCCCAGTGTGCGCGAAGCGTTTTGGTCTTGTTCACTAAATCGAGGAGAGACTCAAATGAGTACAAAAATGGCAACTCCAGAAGATTATAAATTTTTTGACTTTCTAGCCCCTTATCGCTGGCCCAATAAATCTAAAAAACAGATTGCACAATACAGGGAATTAGTGGCAGATGGTGAGCTTCAAATTGAGACAGTTTTAGAAAACGCTTTGGCAGTTGCATCAAATGGCCTCTATACAAGAATCGCAGAAGACAGCAAAGATTTTTGCGATGGCAGCGATTCTAAGAAAAGCAGCAGCCAATTTAGAAACAACGATATTAAACGTGATCATTGGACTAACTCTTGTGCCGTTACTAAACTTAAGAATAAGACAGGATTGATAAGAGCTCTAATTTACAGTAAAGTGCCTGATAAATTTTATTTTTTTGCTATTCCCTATGAAGCATACAAGGGTATGAATCGTGTTGATATCTTATTAGATTCTAGTGTAGGGTATAGGGAGCCAAAAGGCATCCCTTATGGAAAATGGACGCATTATCAAGTTCCTGATTTTGAAACACTAGCTACTATAAGTCATGAAACGCAACATCAAAAATATAGAGAGTACACGAGGATATATGGATAAGCCCTGGCAAGTTATCTCAGCACTAGAAACACACAATCTGCGTACCAACAAGGAGCAGATTATCGAGGCTCAAGCTCAAGCCGGCAACTCGGAATTCTTTGAGGGTTGCCGCTTGGCTCTTGATCCCATGATCACCTTTGGTATCAAGCAAGTGCCAGAAAAGAAGGCAACTGATCAACTAACCAGCGACCATGGCATGAACTGGGATACCTTTGCCTTGGCTATAACAGGATTTGTCAACAGAGAAATCACCGGCAACATGGCTCGTGACATGTTGAATCATATGATGCTGGCTAGTACACAGGAGCAGTGGAATTCATGGTACCGTCGTATCCTTATCAAGGACCTACGCTGTGGTGTTAGTGAAAAGACCATAAACAAGGTGGTAGAGCGTGACTATCCTGGCTATAGCGTGCCTGTGTTTGGCTGTCAACTTGCTCATGATAGTGCTAATCACGAGGGCAAAGTCGCAGGAAAGAAACTCATCGAAGTCAAGTTGGATGGAGTTCGTGTTATCACTATTGTGCATCCAGACGGCAGGGTTGATCAGTTTAGCAGGAATGGTAAAGAACTTGTGAACTTTGCACATGTCAAAGCCGAGTTTCATGCTATTGCAGATAAACTGCCAGAAGCCATGGTGTTTGATGGCGAGATCATGAGCGCCAGTTTCCAGGACTTGATGCGGCAGGTTCATCGCAAGAGTAATGTTCGGGCTACGGATGCTGTACTGCACCTGTTTGATTGCTTGCCTTTAGCAGACTTTGAGCAGGGTCGCAGTGACGCTACCCAACTAGAACGCAGTCATGCTCTACAGGCATTTTATCAGCAACATGAGGCGGCTTTGCCAAGTGTGCGTGTACTAGGTCAAGAGCTGGTAGACTTGGATACCCAAGCAGGACAAGCTCGTTATCGTGAGATCAATCGTGAAGCCATTGCAGGCGGCTACGAAGGTATTATGATCAAAGATACGGCTGCCGCATATGAATGTAAGCGTAGCGTAGCATGGTTGAAACTTAAGCCTTTCATTGAAGTCAGCTTAAATATTGTTGACATCGAAGCGGGCACTGGTAAAAATGCAGGGCGTCTTGGTGCCCTAGTTTGTGAGGGTGAGGATGACGGACGCAGAATTAGGGTTAACGTTGGTAGCGGCTACAGCGATGAGCTTCGCACTGGGATTTGGGATAGTCAGCATACTATTAAGGGGCAGGTCGTTGAGGTTCGTGCAGACGCTGTTACTCAAAATCAAGATGGCAGCTATTCGCTCAGGTTTCCGCGGTTTATACGCTTTCGCGGTTTCGAGATTGGAGAAAAATTGTAGTATGGATAAGCAAATGATCAAAGACATGCTGTATGGCACAATCTGTGAAATGCAACAAAATAATCGGTACTATTATCGCAGCACAGTAGGCGTAGAATACAGTCATTGGCGCGACGAAGGTGAGCAGCAATTAAGTCAGATGATCAAGGTAATCAGTGCTCGAGTTGATCAGATTGAACGCGATCGTGTAAAAGCAGCCAGTCAACAATTGCTATTAGATGAATTAAAGAAGGACCATGAATGAAAATGAAAATACAATTTACTAACATTCCAGAATTACTGGAAATATTTCCTCTAGATAAATGGAGCCGCGACCATACTACTAGGCTTATGGGCATACATCAAATAGGCTACGCTTTTACACCTACTACAATGTCAGAGTATGCACTAAGATTTCATACAAGAGAAGATTTTGACCTAGCTAAAAGACTATTACAAGAACATGAAATCACAGATTAATCCGGCCACACAAGATGGTAGTATTCAACAGTGCTCACCAACAACCTGGATCGTTAGCCTAGAGGAAGATCCCGAAACTGGTGATCTAGTTATGCCTATTCCCACAGAAGCACTAGCGGCTAATGGGTGGCGAATAGGCGACACCCTGACATGGAATATAGATGATGAAGGAACAGTCACACTCGCCCGCGATGTTGAGTCGCAGTCCGGATCGTAATACCTTTCAGCCGACTAGGTATTTGATCAGAATGGCAGAACAGGGACGAACTCCAGAAAATGATGACGATGTAAGCGCCATGGTGGAGTTCTATAAAACTGAAGCAGAACGCAGATTTGAGCGAGAGCAGGATCCTGCATGGCGTGAGCATAACATGGAATATGACCTACGTACCAGTGAATTCATGTGTGAAAAGGTTCGTAGCAATGATTACTATGCACAGAATCTGTATGCTGCCATGTGTAACAACGACTTCGTCAAACTAGATGTCATGCCCATTCTAGAGGATCGTTCATGGACCTGTTCATGGCGATACTCGGGTGGTATAGTGGCCGACATGATGGGTTCGGGTGATTATATAGATTGGTACTGTTCAGGTATTCGCAATGACATTGACGACTCTGTGCAGGAAGGGTGGTCGGATCTTGAACGTCAACGGTACCGGAATCAATACCAGCGTTATGTAGCAGAAGGCCGTATCACTGAGGAAATTCGGCAAGATTTACAACAAATAGGTTGGGTACCAAAATCAGGAGGTGACTGGGAAAAATTCGAGTAAATTAGTAGTTGACAACACTGACATCGATCTCTATACTTGTACAACTTAACAAAGGAATACATAATGGCATTTACTAAAATTACTTCAACACAAAACGTTTTTCTTGAGCAGTATCTACGTGGTACCGGTCGTACCCTTACTGCACGCCAAGCTGAATCTATGTATGGTATCAAGAACTTACGTGCTCGTATGACTGAGTTTCGTCATGCTGGCTTGAAAGTTAGCACCAAGCCTACTACTGATGGTCGTGCTAGCTACACCGTAGCAGCTCGTGACGTAACTGGTAGCCGTGCTAGCCGTTTCGCTTAATAGTTATATGAGCTAGGATAAAAGGCTGTCTGGTACAGCCTTTTATTTTTTACGGAGCCAAGAATGCAACTACAAGACAACGAACGCTTATTCTTATTCAGTTGGGATAGTTTTGGCATTGAAAGCATTGTTGATCTTACCAGCTATGCAGGCTGGGAAGAACTACAATTGTTAAATATGTTAGGCGATAGACCAGTACAGCGTAATCCTGCTCATAGTATTGTACAGTCAATTTTACTACGTGCTAGATATAACGGTCATAGGCATTATGAAGTTTACATGGTAGTTTGTGACCAAGGCATGACAGAAAACTATTGGCGTGAACAATGGGCACTGTTTCCACAAAATACCGCAGATGTTGTTCGTGTGCGTGGACATCGGTTATGGTCGGATCGTGTTGATGAAGATAGAGTTTTAATCAAATGAAAATTAGTTACATGAGTGATTTGCATCTCGAGTTTGGTGACTTGGAGTTGCCAGGCGGGGATATACTGGTCTTGGCCGGAGACGTTGCCGAAGTCCGGAACATCGAGCAGACCTATGACCCTGCATTTGCAAGATTGGGCGAAGACGTCACCAGGTATGGACGCCCAGATCGTGCTCGCAGATTCTTCGTGGAAGAATGCGCCAAGTATCGTCAAGTGTTCTATGTCATGGGCAATCATGAACACTATCACGCAGAGTTTCTCAGCACCGAGCAACGACTTAGAGCAGTAATGCCCGACAATGTCAGACTAATGGAACTAGATGATGTTGTTATAGATGGCGTACGATTCCTAGGTTGCAGCTTATGGACCGACCTAAATAATGATGATCCCTCAACTGCTGCGGCACTGCGCGGAATTATGAATGACTACCGTGTGATCAAGTATCATAATCCGGCCAACAATGCATGGCACAGACTGACTCCGGATATCACTCGCGGAGTGCATCGAGCCAGCGTAAATTGGTTGAAGGATAGGTTGCGTGAACAACCCAACACGCCCACAGTAGTTGTAACGCATCATGCTCCTAGTTTCCGAAGTATTCACAGAGACTATGTGCACGAAAAGTTGATGAATGGTGGATATGCCAGTAACCTAGAGAACTTGATCTTAGATAACCCACAGATTCGAACATGGATTCACGGTCACATCCACCAGCGTCAGGACTATCATATTGGTAGCTGCCGTGTTTTAGCCAATCCACGTGGATATCAAGGCTATGAACAAATGGAGTTTAATCCAGCGTGTCAAGTAGAAATTTAACTGTGGTTAGGGTAGGGTGGAATTTGAATTCGCCCACCCCTTGGAATGAAGTTACTGCTAGAGCCTTAGAAGTGTTTGGTTTACCTGGAGATAGGTATATAACACACCTAACACAAGATTACCTAGAGTATCATTTTAGAGATCCACATGATGCTACATTATTTGTATTAGAACACTCGGGACAGATCGACATAGCAGTGGTACAAGATTACGAGGTGGCCAAATGTTGAAATGGTATATTAGTTATTGCGTCTTTGCAGCCATAGCCAGTATTGTTATAGCAGTTCTGGTGCATGACTTTATACTAGCAGAGGAATACTATATAATAATCCCTGGACATGTTGCGCCTGTACAACAGACCATAACCACATGATCAACATTGAGTTGACAGGCACTAAGATAGACACTATACTAGGGATTGTGCGTGATTTACGCCAAGCAGGACTAGTACAAGGGCGGGATTTTGATTTTGCCTATACACCAGAAAGGCTAGACTACAATCTAGCTAGTGTAGGTGAAGTACTAGCCCGGCGGCAAACGGTGTTCAGTTTTTATGATGAAAGCCTGGCGTCGTGGTTTGGTATAAAATACGCAGATTACGTGGCATAAATAAACAACGTGGTATAAATACAACAGGTTGACAGCGAGTAAGAAAACCAGTATTATACGAACATAGCAGCAAAACAAGTAGTCAGCAGTGTTGTTAAACAACAACAGGTTGACAGCGAGTAAGAAAACAAGTAATATAGAGACTTAGCAGTAAAACATTAAACAACGAGGACTTAAATGCAACCAACAGTCGGATCAGTAACAGCGAAGATTAGTCATAGCACACCCATGTGCTCATGGCAGTCATCGAGTTATGATCGCGCCAATGAGGGCAAGGGTCCGGGGTCCATGGAGGGCCGGATGTAAGCAATACTAGCATCCAAACTTCCAAGGACCCTGAGATCGAAAGACTCAGGGTTTTTTGTTTTGTGTAGTAAAGTGTGAGGCAACGCGAGCCTGCTGGCACTATAAACATCAGCTATAATGTGGGCGGACTACCGGATGAGAAGCTCCTGGCGATAACAGGGGTGGTAAAAAGGTAGTAGTAATAAAGCAGACTGCCGAACAGACAAATTGCAGCGGCAAGTCCAAAGCAGATGAGTAGTCTGCTTTATTACCAGCATTCACTAGAGTGCTGTAAACTTATATGGAGATCGGGCGGCATTGGCGACCGCAGCTGACTGTAAATCAGTACTCTCTGAGCACGGGGTTCGAATCCCTGGATCTCCACCATACACTGTCCCTATAGATTACGCTGGTTAGATCATCACCCTTTCAAGGTGAAGAACCGGGATCGTCGCCCGGTAGGGACGCCAAACATGTCGTAGAGACCACCTGGAGGTGATGCCTGACTGTCTATCAGGTCGCGGCGGGTTCGATTCCCGTCTACGGCGCCAAACACGATGCGGGTATAACTCAATGGTAGAGTATTAGACTTTTAATCTAAGAGTTGGGGGTTCAAGTCCCCCTGCCCGTACCATATTGGTCTGTTAGTTCATCGGTAAGAATAATGGCTTGTCACGCCATAGAGACGGGTTCGATTCCCGTACAGACCGCCAAGATTGGGCTGGTAGTGATAATGGGAGCACATCGCGTTTGCACCGCGAAAGTCGGAGTTCGATTCTCCGCTGGTCCACCAATTACGGACTTCTGGTATTAGCTGGGAAGTACGCCGTGGGAGTAATCCTTCGGAGGCGTTGGTTCGATTCCAACGAAGTCCACCAAACAATGTCTCTCAAGTGTTACGGTAGCACAGCAGCCTCCAAATCTGCGGGCCGGGGTTCGACTCCCTGGAGGGACGCCATTTATTGGTAATGTAGCATAACGGTAGTGCGCCTCCTTCATACGGAGTCTTGTGCTAGTTCAACTCTAGCCATTACCACCACTCATTGGAGGGTTAACTAGGCTGGGCCTAGCACTGACTTGAAATCAGATGGACCGTTCGCGGTTGGAGTTCGATTCTACCATCCCTCCTCCACCATATATGCCTGTTTAGCTCAGTTGGTAGAGCATTCGACCGATAATCGAAAGGTCTCTGGTTCGAACCCAGGAACAGGTACCATGTCTACTGGGGGTTCGCCAAGTCGGGTCTAAGGCAACAGTCTTTGAAATTGTGATCACTGGTTCGAATCCAGTACCCCCTTCCATACATGCTGATATAGATCAGGGGAAGATCGCTGACTTGGTAAGTCAGAGGCCGCAGGTTCAAATCCTGCTATCAGCACCACAATGCCGCTTTGGTGAAGGTGGTCCTCACGCTGGTCTGAAGAACCAGAGAACTCTGATCGTAACAGAGGGGCGGCACCATACATATACCACCGTAGTCTAATGGAAAGGCAACGCTCTTCTAAAGCGTCCTATGGGGGTTCGAATCCCTCCGGTGGTGCCAGTCAATGGTGACCATAGTGTAAAGGTTTAGCACCACACTCTGTGAAAGTGTAAGAATGGGATCGATACCCATTGGTCACCCCATACCACTGTAGCTCAGCTGAATAGAGCACTTGGCTACGAACCAAGGGGTCGTGGGTTTGAATCCTGCCAGTGGTGCCATATAGAGTTGACAACAAGGTGATTACTTGCTATACTAGTTGAAATAGCAGTAATTGTTCTTTAATAACAGCATTAAATTTGGAGAGTTGGCCGAGCGGCTTAAGGCAGCGGCTTGCTAAGCCGTCGATTCAGGAAACTGGGTCCGTGGGTTCGAATCCCACACTCTCCACCATACAATTCCAGGACGGGCCCAAGGTGAGCCAGCAGACTGTTAATCTGTTCATCAGGTAGGTTCGATTCCTACTCCTGGAGCCAATTTTAATAGCTCACTTGATAAATAAGTATGTTATAGGAGTGAGCTATGTTATTAACAAAAGACCAGATATTGGAGGCGTTGGATAAACATTGGAATATAGGCCCAGCAGCAAAAGAATTAGGCGTAGGGTACAGTACTTTGCGAAAGTATATTGCTGAATATGGTATTCAACATGATAGCAGAAAAAGCAAAGATGGTTCTAAATTTAACAGATCCTCATATACTTCCAAAATGGTAACAAAATGTAGGCAAAATAAAAAGCTACAGGCCTTAGAGTATAGGGGAGGAATGCGGTGTATGAGGTGCGGGTTCAACGAGCCAATAGCAGATTGTTACGCTTTCCACCATAGAAACCCAAGTGAAAAGGACCCAAGTTGGGGCAGAATGAAATCTAACAATTGGTCTTTTGAAAAGATTAAATCCGAACTAGATAAATGTGACATTCTATGTCATAATTGTCATAGTATAGTTCACTATGAGATGAGACAATAGTAGGGTGGCAGAGTGATCTAATGCGGATGCCTGCAAAGCATCTTTTCATCGGTTTGAATCCGATCCCTACTTCCACATGCCCGGTTAGTTTAATGGTAAAACGCCGCTTTTACACGGCGGATAGCGGTGGTTCGATTCCATCACCGGGCACCATACACAGGGCCAGGATTAGGCCCATCCCCCGCAGGGAGAGCAGTAGTCAGCAATGACGATAAGCGGAGACCCGAAGCCTACGCTAGCTCTTAAACGACAGCAACTTTGCGTCCCTTTACAGAATCCCCGGGCCATACCCCGGTTACTCTGTATGGCGTACATGCCCGCGTTAGGTTTGGCATAGGCTAGTTGATACGGCCTCCCCTCCCGGGCGATTCCGGAAGGTTGATATTGGGTTATCATTGGTAAAGGTACAACAAAGGCTGGCCACCTCTACTAAAGGGCTGGGACAGGGTGACAACTCAAGTTGGGGCTGGTGGGAATCAGTAGCCAACACTGTAGTTGAAATACAACAGGTTGACAGTGGCCTGGATAGTTGCTATAATAGTGGTATAGTAAGTAATAAGCATATTAGAACACATTACCGAACAGACAAATTGCCGCGGTACGCCAAAGCAGATGAGTAGTGTGTTCTACTATGGTTAGAGCAAGGGTGGTATGTAGTCGTTCTCTAAGCGACGAGGACTGGGATTCCCTGGCCAGCAACACTGGCACCATATTGAAGCACATTGAGTTGGACTCTGTACAAAGTCCAATGGGGAGTTGAAGGTAGAAGAAGCGGCCGCTCTGTCTACCACATACACGCCGAGAGACCAGTGTGTTTCAATATGGTAGAATTGATGGGTGGAGATAGCGTCTCCCTTAACTGGTGGCCCGGTAATCGGGGAACTGCCCTTCTGAAACAGTGGAGGGAGAAATACAGGCGGAACAGTGACGCTATTGACAGACGGGAAAGACCGTCACCATATTGAAGCACATTTTGATGCCTATGAGGCAACAGAGTTGATCGCCTGTTGTACGGTGTGTGATGGGTGTGTTTCAATATGGTGAGTAGGAAGTAACCGTGAGCCGACTTGGTGAGGTTGCAGACTAAAGATCAACTTCGACCGCGTAGATAGTCCGGACTATCGTTTGAAACGGAAGATGCATCCATCCTCTGCCCTACTGGCCATATTGAAGCACATACAGTTCCGCCCGATAGTAAGGGAGATAGCGACTAGCGTTGAAGGACTGTTTAAGTGTGTTTCAATATGGTAGATGGTCGTTGTTAAAGGTGGGTATTCAGAGTATCCGCTCCTGAAAGGTGCAAATCCTGAAAGTATAGTCGGGCGAGAAGGCCGGGCAATCCAAGGAGATCAACCAAGGGCTATATGCAGAGAGCCAGGTAACAAAAACATTGACCAGCCATACTTAAAAATAAGTCCCGCTACACTTGTTGCCACAATCCCTAGTGGTTAGCAGTGCACCGGAGCGAGGCGGGTGGGAGCCCCGTCATTAAAAATATGCGAGTGATGGTGGACTTCGCATAGGGATATTTGAGACTTGAGGACTGTCGTCCAAGACACAGAAGACTATGGACCTGGGTTTTAGGGAATTCAGGTCCATACCCAGACAATCGCGGGTTGTTGAAAAGGTATCATGAAGGTCTCATAAGCCCTCGTTCTAGGTTCGACTCCTAGACCCGCAACCAAAAAATTAGTTAGTCACCGCCCAATGTTAAATACTGGGTGGAAGATATTTACAAGTATATTCTTAGACCAAAAGATGAACGCCAAGCTCACCTAAATCTTGATACCTATTGTATCGAGCGTGGTGGTAAGAGTACCTACAGTAAAGCCTTGTTGGCTGAACATGTAGGCACTACCATACCCAGTGGACATCAAATTCATGTGTGCCATGCTTGCCATAATGGATTATGTAGTAATGTCCAACACTTATATTGGGGCACAGCACAAGAAAATCGCCAAGATCGCGTCAGACGCAGTCAGCATTATCTAACCGAAGATTATGCTTTTCATTGGCGACGCAGTCGTGCTACTTCAGGTTCGAAATAACTTGACCAAATAGAACAGAAACATGCTCGGCATGGTTTTCCATTTTAGCTGTGGTCACCGTAATTGATGGTTTAACATGTGCATTGGTTGGTAATGGCACAACTTCTGGAGGTATTGTTTCTGCAGGCTGTGTTGGGCAAAACCATACATTACCATTTAATCTGTAACAGACATTGCCACTTTCAAGTTGTTCAGTCATAATTGGTGTGTCAAACCAGACAGCATAATTGTGTCTTGGGTACCAATACCAAAATCTATATCCGTCATACATGGGTGTAACGTTACCGCAGGTAGGTGTAGTATTGCACCATAGCGGGCTGTTATTGGGCGAGTGTATATTTGCTGAGTGTTCCATTTATTGTCTCCTATTAGATTATGCGCCATGAACCGGCGCGAAATACTACACTGACAGCCTGAAATGGCACACCTATGACATAAGTGGCTTTGCCGTCGATTAATTCGCCTATCTGCGGGCTTATAGTGATCTTACCAGATCCTTGGCCGTATTCGTCTTTGATAGTGTACACACGACCTGCTACACCATTAGGAAGTGTGATCGTCACTGCTGCGGCAGAGTTCACACCAATATATTCATCTGTTACAGATGCTGTGTAGCTAGTGGTAGTTCCGTAGACATTGATTAGGTCGGCGCCGTAACTGGTAATAACAATGTCACCAGTATTGGCAGTCAAGCTGATACCAGCACCAGCTGTCAACTTTGTAACACCAGTATTATAGATAGTAAATCCAGCTGCTGGGCCTGAGGTAACTACATTGCCTAATGTGATACCTGCATTGCCTGCTACAGGAGTAATACTAGTAATTACACTAGCGCCATTTAAGCTGAGGTTACCCGTGACGCTGATATTGGCAAAGGTAACCGAACTGTTGGTGTTGAGGTCTTGTGGTACACTGATTACGCCATCAACTGAAACATCTATATTGCCACCTACGCGAACTACACCATAGTCTAGTTTACTTGTGGCTGAACTTAAGTAACTCATTTATATCTCCTTAGTAGGGGCGACCAATATTATTAATATTGGAAATTTGATTTACTCCGGCCATCCAGCCTGAGTTGTACATGTATTGATTATTGTAACCGATTTGACTGCCATAGATACCACCATATGGTGCATAGTATGGTGGATAATATGGGGGATAATAGGGTCTGCGATAATCGCAGTCACGGTAGCCACAACCGTAGTAGTGACCATATGGGCGACCCGGATAGCGATCTAAAAATTTACGATAGGTATAATAGTCCATAATGACTCCTTAAACAATATGCCATGTACCACCTCTTGATAATAAGTTTACCGATTGGTAAGGTACTTCTATGACATAGGTTGAGGAGCCATCAATATTTGATCCTGAGGGTGCCGCCACTGTTACTTTGCGGTTACCCAAGGGCGGGCCCATTTCAGCCTTTACAATAATTTCTGTACAATCTGGAGGATTGTTGGGAAGTGTGATAGTAGTCGGTCCAAGACTATTAACACC